CTCTCGCAGACCAACGAGATCCTCGAGGACTGCGTCTTCAAGGAGGGCAACCTCCCGACCGGCGACCGCGTCGTGATCCGCACCGGCCTCCCGGCCGTGTACTGGCGCGCGCTCAACCAGGGCATCCCGAGCAGCAAGTCCGTGACCGCGCAGGTCGACGAGGCTTGCGGCATCCTCGAGGCTCGCAGCGAGGTTGACAAGGATCTCGCGATGCTCAACGGCAACACGGCGCAGTTCCGCCTGTCCGAGGACGTCGCGTTCCTCGAGGCGATGAACCAGACGCAGGCGACCACCCTGTTCTACGGCAACCCCGCCACCGACCCGAAGCAGTTCCTCGGCCTCGCGCCGCGCTACTCGGACATCGGTGCCGGCTCGCCGAACAACTCGCAGAACATCCTGTCTGCCGGTGGTTCGGACGCCACCACGAACACCTCGATCTACCTCGTCGTGTGGGGCGACAACACCGTCTACTGCCCGTTCCCGAAGGGCAGTGCGGCCGGCCTCATGCATGAGGATCTCGGCGAGCAGACCGTCTACAACAGCGATGGCACGCGCCTCCAGGCCTACGCCACCCGCTACCAGTGGAAGAACGGTCTGGTCGTGAAGGACTGGCGCTACGTCGTCCGCATCTGCAACATCAACACGGTTGACCTGATGGCGCAGGCAACGACGCAGCTTCCCAGCGCTGCGACGGCCATCATGAAGCTGATGAGCCGCGCCCTGTACCGCATCCCCAACATGGCGATGGGTCGCGCCGCGTTCTACATGAACCGCACCGTCCACAGCGGTCTTGCGATTGCTGCGCTCGACAAGAGCCAGTACGTCCTCAAGATCAACGAGGGTCTTTCGCAGTTCGGCACCCCGTATAGCTGGCTGACTTTCCAGGGCGTGCCGCTCCGCAAGGTCGACGCCATCATCAACACCGAAGCCGTCGTCTCCTGATAGGGGACAGGAAGGAATACTCCCATGATTACTGATCGTCTTCTCGTCGTGTCGGGTACCAACAACCCTGGTTCGGCCATCACCGGACAGGGGCCGATCACGGCCAACGCCAACTCCACCGACGTCATCAGCCTCGCAACCGTCACCACGGCGATTGCCAACAACGGCGGCGCTCGCGACATCGGAATGGGTGAGAACCTGTTCATGGTGTTCACGGTCGTCATCGCGTTCGCCGGCACCGGAAGCGTTGATCTCCAGGTCGTGACGGATGACAACGAAGCTCTTTCGTCCACGACCGTCATCGGCTCGACCGGCGCCATTGCCGTCGCAAGCCTGACGGCCGGAGCGCAGTTCGTTGTCCCGATCCCGCCCCGGATCGCCAGCCTCGGCGAGCAGTACCTTGCTGCTCGTTACGTGGTCGCCTCCTCCCCGACGACCGGCACCATCCTTGCCCAGATCGTCGAGGATGTGCAGGACGGTAGGAAGTTCTACCGTTCCGGCTTCTCGGTGGCGTGATAGGAGACTCCGATGGCGAACGTCAAGGCAAAGGTCGTCTGCTTCGTGGACAACCACTATCGCAAGGAAGGCGATGTGTTCCAGTACAACGGCCCGTTCAACGGGAACCTCGAGTATCTGGATGCCCCCGCGCAGAAAGCAGAGGCAGAGCAGCCTGCTCGCAAGCTGCGAAAGCCAAAGACCGCCGCGACTGAAGCATCGGAGTGATCCTCGGATTGTGACTTGACAGGAGGGGCGTCGGCGGGAAACCTCGACGCCCCTCCTGTTCCTACGGGAGCAAACATTGGGCTACGTTGGCAAAGATCCAAAGAGATGCACGCGCTGTGGCGAATTCAAGCCGCGTTCGGATTTTTCCAAGCATGCCGTTGCAAATGGTGGAGTTCAATCAACTTGCAAGCCATGCTCTTCAATTGTGGCAAGAATTAGAGCAAAAAAAAATCCGATACGAAACGCCGAAATTCAACGCAATTCCAAGTTGAAGGCGGCGCATGGAATTACCGGAAGCAAGTATCAGGAAATGCTGGAACAACAGAATGGCAAGTGCGCTATTTGCAATACGGCAGATCCAGGGGGTCGAAGAGGATTGTGTGGCCCAGTGTTTCACGTGGATCATTGCCACAGCAGCGGAAAAATCCGTGGTTTGCTTTGTCACTCATGCAATGTCGGACTCGGAAATTTTAAAGACAACGTGATTGCATTGGCAAACGCCATCGCTTATCTCGGAAGGAGCGAATAACGTGCCATCCGTGACGGACATCTGCAACCTCGCGCTCGCACACCTCGGGGACGACGCGACCGTCGCCAGCATCGACCCTCCGGAGGGATCGGCGCAGGCAGAGCATTGCGCGCGGTTCTACCCCATTGCGCGCGACACCCTCCTCCAGACGCACGCATGGAACTTCGCCTCGCGCCGAGCCTCGCTCGCGCAGGTCACCATGCCATACACGATGTGGAAGTACGCATACGCGGTTCCCGGCGACATGATGACCGCCGTCGCCGTCCTGCCGCCCGAGGCGCAGAACGACTACGCGACGCGCTTCTCGCCGGCGGAATACCCGTACTACAACGCGAACTTCTCGCCGATGCTCGCCGCTGGGCAGTACGTGCCGCAGCGGTATGCCATCGAGACGGACACGCTCGGGAACAAGGTTCTGTACACCGACCAGGAGAACGCGCTCCTGCGGTATCAGGCGCTCGTCAACGACCCGACCAAGTTCGACCCGCTGTTCACGATGGCGCTGTCGTGGCACCTCGCGTCGATGCTCGCCGGCCCCGTCATCAAGGGCGACCAGGGTGCGGCCGAGGCGAAGAAGTGCGCGCAGATGATGCTGCTGTATCTTCAGCAGGCGCGCGCGTCCGACGCGAACCAGCGCGACGTCAAGGTCGAACATATCGTCCCCTGGACTTCAGGACGCTGACCGATGCCAAGCACCCGGACGTACTATCGCTCGTTCGCAGGCGGCGAGATCAGCCCGGAGATGTTCGGGCGCATCGACGATGCCAAGTACCAGACGGGCGCATCGACGATGCTCAACTTCATCGCGCTCCCGCAGGGTGCGGTGGAGAATCGTCCCGGCCTCGCGTTCGTGCGCGAGGTGAAGAACAGCGCGTCCGCGACACGCCTGATCCCGTTCCAATTCAGCCCGACCCAGACGCTGGTCGTGGAGATGGGAGCCGGGTACTTCCGGTTCCACACGCAGGGAGCGACCGTCGGGCCGGGGACGCCTGCCGCCTACAACGGCGCGACCGCATACGACGTCGGCGACCTCGTCTCGAGCGGCGGCGTGAACTACTACTGCATCGCGGCTACCACGGGCAACGCGCCGCCGAACGCAACCTACTGGTACCCGATGCCGGCGGGTATTCTCGAGATCCCGAACCCATACGCTGCGGCCGACCTGTTCGACATCCACTACGTGCAGAGCGGCGACATCGTCACGCTCGTCCATCCGTCCTATGCGGCGCGTGAGCTGCGGCGGTACGGCGCGACGGATTGGACGCTGACGAGCATCAGTTTCAATTCACCGATCAACTCACCTACGCCGATCACCGGAACCCCGTACCGTGGCGGGGCGTTCAACATCACGGCGGTCGCAATCGGCACTCCGGGCGTCTTCACGACGGTGACCGATCACGGATTCAAGAACGGCGACGTCGTCTTCATCGGCGAGTTGACGTTCACCAACCCGAACACGATCAACAACAACTTCTACACCGTTTGGGACGTAACTGTAAATACATTCAAACTCAAGACATACGACACCGGGCAGCAGATTAACACGGGGACACTCGGTACATACGTCAGCGGCGGCTACGTGCAGTTCGGCTCAACCGCGTACCCGAGACAGCGGTATTTCGTGACCTCCGTCACGGCAGACGGACGCGAGAGTACGAACATGGTTCTGCGATCCGTGTTCAACAATCTCGATGTTCCCGGCTCGTACAACGCCCTTTCGTGGCCGGCAGTATCCGGAGCTGCCTCGTACCGAATCTACAAGGAAACGCCTGGATCTATCTCCGCCCTGATCGGGACGACGACGACTACCTCTTTCGAGGACAACAACATCGCTCCGGATCTCGGAGTGACGTTCCCGAAGAACGACATCTCGCTCGACACGCAATATCCGAGAGCGGTCGCCTACTACGAGCAGCGACGGGTGTTCGCCGGCCCGAATGCGGCACCGCAGTCGATGTGGTTCACGGAGTCTGGAACCGAGAGTTCCATGATCTTCCACACTCCTCTGCTCGACACCGACCGCATCAACATCAAGGTCGCCGCGCGCGAGAACAACACGATCCAGCACCTCGTCCCGCTCACGCAGCTGCTGGCTCTGACGAATGCCGCCGAATGGCGCGTCTCGCCGATCAACAGCGACGCGCTCACTCCGACCACGATCTCGGTTCGTCCGCAGTCGTACATCGGATCGAACAACGTGCAGCCCGTGGTCGTGAACAACGCGGTCGTCTACTGCGCGGCTCGCGGCGGCCACGTGCGCGAACTCGGATACTCCTGGCAGTCGAGCGGGTTCATCACGGGCGACCTGTCGATCCGCGCGGCGCACCTGTTCGACGACCTCGAGATCGTTGACATGTGCTACGCGAAGGCTCCGCAGCCGCTGCTGTGGTTCGTGTCAACAAGCGGCAAGCTGCTCGGGCTGACGTACATCCCGGAGCAGCAGATCGGTGCGTGGCACCAGCACCAGACTGACGGCGCGTTTGAGAGCTGCACGGTCGTCTCCGAGGGAGACGAGGACTATCTGTACGTCGTGGTCAACCGCACCATCGGCGGTTCGACGAAGCGGTACGTCGAGCGCATGGCGTCGCGCAACTTCGACGCGCTCGAGGATGCGTTCTTCGTTGACAGCGGCCTGACCTACGACGGCACGAACACCACGGCAACGACCGTGACCGTCACGACCGCGAGCGATTGGACGCCGGCGGCGACCCTCACGATCACCGCCAGCGCGACCACGTTCGCGTGGCCAACCACGACCGATGTCGGGGACGTCATCGTCCTGACTGACACGGACGGCACCAAGTACAGGCTCACGATCCTCTCGACC